AGCCGTTACAGTTAGTTTTTATGCGCGAAAAGGCGCATTGTTATCGTCTAACCTACAAGTATTTTTACAAAGTGGAACAGGAACTGACCAATTTTATTGGACTGGATTTACTGGCGACACTCAAGTAGGAACTATCACATTATCAACAAGCACATTGACAACCACTTGGCAACGCTTTGTATTTACTGGAACAGTTCCTAGCACAGCCACTCAATTAAATATCCAAATTAATAAAACAAGTACTGGAACTGCTGGAGCAACAGATTATGCGGAAATTACGGGCGTTCAGATTGACTTAGGCACTTACACCGCTTCAACTGCTCCAACCTTCCGCAGAGCAGGTGGCACAATTCAAGGCGAGTTAGCCGCTTGCCAAAGGTATTATTACAGAATTAGCGACCCTGCTGGTACTCAACTTTACACAGCAATTACAGTATTGCACGATAATTCTGCTCAAAATTCAACTACTGTTTATGGTGTTACTTCAAATCCTGTTCCAATGAGAACAACGCCAACTTCAACTGAATTTTCTAACATAGCATTTCACCGAAATGATGGAACTTTATTTGCAATTAGCGCAGTTACTATTGATCCTGCAACAGATAGTATTTTGGGTTCAATGTATAATTTAACTGTATCTGGTGTTACTGCTGGAAATGTTGGTAGAGTACTTGGAAATAATAATAGTGGTGCTTATTTTGGCGTTAGCGCAGAGTTATAGGGAGAATAATGAACAATGTAACATTCGTAACAAGAACTAATATAGATGGCACAGAAGTAGAACACGCCATAATTGATAGAGGCAACGGAGAATTTACCTCTATGCTTAAATCAACTTATGATGAAATGATAGCGGCACAATCCACCCCGATTGATACAGAGGATGAGTAAGAAACCTTGGTTGTCTAAAGCCGCCGAGCAATTTAGGGAACAGGTAAATGATAGTTTCCCAAATCGTGCCAAGCGTCTTGATGGATGGATTGGCGATCTGCGTCACTCAAATAGAGTTAGTCAGCACAATCCCAACGAGCAGGGCGAGGTGTGCGCATTGGACATTGACGCTGGCTTATCTGAGGAACAAGGAATTGCAATCTATTTGGCAGATCAAATTCGACTTGCAGCAAAACAAGGTGATCGACGCATTCTTTATGTAATTTTTATGGGCAAAATTTGTTCTGCTAAATCCTTTTGGCGTTGGGTCAAGTATCGCGGTTTAAATCCCCATATGAAACACATACATATTTCATTCAAAGAAAACCAAAATGGCAAACCTTTTAACATACCACTACTAGGGGGAACAAATGAAGTTATCAAAAAAGCATAAGGCTGCAATCAAGTCTTATTTAAGAGCGGTTATCGCTTCCGGAATAACTGTTGCGCTTGCGATTGTCGCTGACATCCATCCGGCATATGCAACACTCTTAGGCGCTATCGTCGCCCCGATTGCTAAAGCCGTTGACCCTTCCTCAGGTACTGAGGTTGACTACGGAATCAATGCGAAATAATGGACGCCGCTTCATGGGGTGGTTTAGCCGCCGCCGTCTCCGCCGTATTAACAAGTTTCTTTTTGGGTCTCCGTTATCTTATTAAAGGATGGTTGTGGACTCTAACCCCTAATGCTGGAAGTTCTCTTGCTGATCGTCTAGCAAGAATTGAAACTCGCCAAGAGGAATTACTAAGGATTGTCACCGATAGAAAGTAAACTGTACCTATGGCTCAAAAGAAAAAAAGAAAGATCACTCGCCGTAAAGGTAAGTATCAGCATGAGCAGGTTCTTACTCGTTTAGATAGTTATGCGATAAGTGTTCGTGAGTATTATTTGAGCCTAAGACGAGCAGGGTTTCCGGTAGATCAGGCAATGGGTATGTGTGATAAAAATACTTTTCCCGATTGGTTAACACCAACAACACCGGAGTTCAATCCTGTTAATCCTGACCATGACCCCTACGAGGACGAGGACTAAATTAAGCGAATTGTTCTGATCTCAGACCTTCAAATTCCATACCATGACCCAATTGCAGTTAGAAACCTTGCACGATTTATTGCAAGATGGCAGCCTCATCAAGTCGCAACGGTCGGAGACGAAATTGACCTCCCTCAATTATCTAAATGGGAAAGAGGATTGGCGGGTGAGTTTGCTGGCACACTTGACCGAGATCGCAAACTTACTCAAAAGATATTAGAACAACTTCAGGTAACTGACATGGTCAGGTCTAACCATACAGACCGATTATGGAACTCAATCAAAACTAGGTTGCCCGCTTTTGGTGCATTACCTGAATTAAGGTTTGAAAATTGGCTAGGGCTTGACTCCCTTGGAATTAAATTTTGGCGTAAACCTATGCCTATTGCCCCGAATTGGATTATCCTTCATGGCGACGAAGGCACTATGTCTCAAAAGGGTGGTCAAACAGCCTTAGGATTGGCTATAAGGCATGGCAAAAGTGTGGTGTGTGGACATACTCATCGTGCGGGTTTATCTGCGATTACGGCGTCCTCAGGGGGCAAAATAGGGCATACCTTATGGGGTCTTGAGGTTGGCAATTTAATGGATTTCAAATCTGCCCGTTACCTAAAAGGTGGAAGCGGCAACTGGCAACAAGGATTTGGCTTAATGTATGTTAAAGATAGTAAGGTGACCCCTGTATTTGTGCCAATAGATAGGTCAGGCAGTTTCACCGTTGAAGGTAAGACCTACGGTTAACCTTTAGGGTTCGTTATCAAATCGTTATAAAACACGCCGGCACTTCCTTTGTGAGTGTCGGTTCTTTGTGTCATCCTTTACTTATCCAAATTAACGGATTTGGTGTAACGGAAAGGACAGCATGAAACTTACAGCCAAGGATTTTGAAAGGCTGACAGAAAGTCAAATGCAGTTTAAAGGCATTGACTGGGAAGTGCAGATTACTAGGTTTGACGATGAGCCTAATTTTCAGCATGAATATATTTACTGGGTTGAGAATAGCGCAGCCTTAGTATTGGCAATCAAATACCTAGAGCAAGAGGGTTTTGAGTATCAAGCCAATTATGATCTTAAATTTGATCAGCCAATAATCACTACTAATTATGCAGGGTCATGGCTGACAGTATGATCGAAGTAGTTGAGAGCGTTGCAACTTCCAAGTTTAAATTGGTTTACTTGGCAGATACTGACCAATACATGTCAACCACCGAAAATGTCTTGGGCAAGTTTAGTTCAATAGGTGAATCACCTGAGGACTCAAACCGAAGTTTAAGGGCAAAACTATACTCATTGATTGCAAGTTATATTGAAAAGGAAAGGGTCAAATCATGAATGCTGCACTATGGACAGTTGCTGGAATGTTCGTTGCGCTTGCTTTAGGCTTGATTTACGAGGCTTTGAAAGAGCATTATTACGAGCAAGGATTTTGGGCTGGTCGTTCCTCAGGATGGAAAGCCAGTTTAGAACACCAACAAAAACTACAACGAATGAAGTCAAGGGCGGTTTTTGACTATGAAAAAAACTGAGGACTTATTAGATGAAGTGCGGATTACTTTGTCGGACAGAGGTCATATCTACGGTAACGCGTCTCTCAATCACCGCCGTATATCCGAACTATGGTCGGGTTACTTTGACAGTTATATTTCGCCTGAGCAGGTCGCAATGTGCATGTTACTTGTCAAGGTTTCAAGACTCTCGCAAACCAGCGATCATGAGGACTCTTTAAAAGATTTGTTGGGATACGGTTTGATATATCATCAAATTGTGAGAGAAATGAGAGGTGAGGACGATGGGATTTAATATCAATGAATATGAGACGGTTGAGGTGAGACTTGGAAAGTTTATTGCTGATTATCCTGATTTTATGGTTCATACGCAGTTGCTTGAACATACTGAAAAACGCTTTATTGTTCTTGCCAAGATTTATAGAACATGCGTGGATAGCCAGCCGTTTGCTACTGGGCTTGCTTATGAAATCATTTCAGACAGAGGTGTTAATTCTACATCTGCGCTTGAAAATGCGGAAACCTCAAGCATTGGAAGGGCATTGGCTAACGCAGGTTACGCCGCTAAAGGAAAGCGACCAAGTCAAAGTGAGATGGCTAAGGTCATTGCCGGAGAAACTGAACAAAAGACTTTTAAAGAAAAGTTAGAGTCTAGGACTTATGGCGCAGCCGGCTCAAGATCAGCCGCAGTCGAGGACTCTTTAAGGGCTGCGTTTGCAGAGGACAGAAAAGAACTTGCACAAACTGTTTGGTCAGTAGGTGAGGTGGTTGACTCATTACCGGCAAGTACGCCAATGCCTATGCCATGCGAGAAAGGTAAACAAACCTTGAAAGAGGGAATTTCAAAGGGTGGTAAGCCTTATTATGGTTATGTCTGCGGTTGTGGCAAACCTAAAGACCAACAATGTCCGGCACAATGGGCTAAGTTATCAGCCAATGGCAGATGGTATTTCGAAAGCGAGAACAATGGGTGATTTAGAGATAATTGACTCAAATGGAGTCAGAGCAACATTTAAAGACGAGGGCATTAAAGTTGACATTGTGCCTTCAAATGAGTG